TTTCCAACTACTCCATATACAAATTCAGATAAATCAACTGCATATGATACAGTTACAAATATTATCTCTAGGTTTGCATTTGAAGAAAGTTTAAAACAAAATACATCACTATTTTATCCATATACTATTCAAGATGGTGACACACCTGAGATGATTGCTTCTAAATATTATGGTTCACCAGAAAAACATTGGATAGTATTAATGTTTAATAATATTATTGATCCTCAATATGATTGGCCTCTTAATCAAAGAACTTTAATAAAATATATTAATGATAAGTATTCTACAAATGGTGCCGCTAATGATCCTCCACAAAGTGGATTAATATGGTCACAAAATGCGAGTAATGTTAAAACATATTATAAAACTGTAACCCGTTTAAGTTCTAAACCAACCAAAAATCAAATTGTTGAAAAAATTGAAATTGATTCTGGTACATATACAAATTTACCAGTAACTACTACAACATACGTGTTACAAGATGGTAATAGCATCACACAAACGATTGATAAACAGGCACAAACATATTATGATTATGAAGTTGAATTAAATGATGACAAACGAAAAATAAAATTATTAAGATCCGAGTATGTTACTGAATCAGGTTTAATGAATGAATTCAAACGTATTATTACTGTAAGTGAATAATGTCGTTATCTATTCCACAACAAGCATCAAGATTTAACCTAAATGAACTTTCCATAGTTACTAAAACTGGTGTGTTGGACATTTCCAAAATATATGAAGAAATAAACATTTTTGATTCTATTTTATCATCTGTTATGACTGGTGTTGTAAGTATTAATGATTCTGTAGGTCTTTCTGGTAAACTTATTTTTGATGGTTCGGAAGTATTGTTGATGAATATTGGTAAAGATACCGATTCTGCTTCATTCCGTTTGAAGAAGGCATTTAGAATATACAAGCAATCTGAGCGTAAGAATCTAACTCAAAATAGTGAAAGATATAATTTAGAATTTGTATCCGATGAATTTATTTTCTCAGATCAGCAAAGAATTAATCAAGCATATAAAACAACTTATACCGATATCGTTCAAAAGATACTGGTAAACTATCTTAAGGCACCAAGCACTAAACTGAATGGTGTATTTGAGAATACTTCAGGTATTCGTGATATTGTTATACCAAATCTAAAACCTCTTGAGGCAATTGAGTGGTGTGCTAAAAGATCGATAGATGAAAAGAAGTCGCCGAACTATGTGTTCTTTGAGAACAATCTTGGATATAACTATGCATCTCTATCCACATTATTATCACAAGATAGTTTATTCAATATAAAATTTTCGGCAAAAAATTTGAATAATGAAAATGCGGTAAGTGATTTATTGAGTCCAAGAAGTTATGAAGTAATTAGTCAGACCGACAAAATAGAACAGACACGATCTGGTGTAAATGCAGGTACATTTATTGGATTTGATCCAATTACCAGATCAATCGGAACGAAAAAGATAGGATTTGAAGATCATTACAATGCAATGAAGCATGGCAATAAAACTCCTAACTTAGCACAATCTACTAACCGTGGTGGTGAACTTGCAACTGAAGCATACAACTCTAAAAAAACGGTAAGTAGTTTTGGTGTAAATAGAAAAAATAGTGCTTACGTTAAGAAATATGATCCAACTTCAATATCAAAAATAGAAACGCAAGAAGATTTTATATTTCAACGTAAAGCTATTATGACTAACTTAATGAATAAAAGAATCAAGTTAGTTATGCCAGGTAATTTTCAATTAACTTCTGGTTTTAATTTGAATTTGAGGGTACCAGATTTTTCAATAAAAGAACCTGGTGATGATGAGAATGAAGATCGTGGAACAAGTGGTAAATATTTGATTATTGCCACTCGTCATATTATTGGTTTTGAGAAACATGAAACAATATTAGAAGTTGCAACAACATCCAATGAACTTGGATTTATACCACAAGGTGTGGCAGATCAAAATCAAGCAATAAAGACATATGGATCCTACTGAAGATAATAAAGACTTTGCTGGCAAAAATGGATTCATCTGGTTCGTGGGTGTCGTTGAGGCTATCAATGATCCCTTAAAACTGGGTCGGTGTCGTGTTCGTTGTGTCGGTTGGCATACAGATAATAAATCGTTGTTGCCTACAGATTCGTTGCCTTGGGCGCAAGTAATGTTACCAACAAATAACGTTAATCCATATCCACCAAGACAGTCTGATATGGTAATAGGGTTTTTTACAGATGGACCGAATGCACAAGATCCAATTATTATAGGCACACTTCCTGGTATTCCATTGTCTGCTGGAAACTCACAGCAAGGTTTTTGTGATCCAAGAACATCGGCAGAACTTGCGGCAGCACCTGTAAAGCCTGATGAGTCTGCTACAAATTATCCACGAAAGTTGGATGAACCAACAACATCACGTTTAGCAAGAAATGATTCTGATTATCCGTCAGCAATCAATACAGCAAAGAAAACAAAGAAAGCAAGTAAAGTAGAACCAGATTCTTACTATGCTGCCAAGTATCCATATAACAATGTGTACGAATCTGAATCTGGACATGCATTAGAGTTTGATGACACTAAAGATGCAGAACGAATACACATGTATCATCGGTCGGGTTCTTATGTTGAATATGGTCCATTAGGTGATCGTTCGGAAAGAATACAAAGAAATAAGTTTGAAGTTGTAATTGGTAACGAACAAGTATATGTCAAGGGTGATGTTACAGTTTTTATTGATGGAAATGCCACTGTAGATGTGGGTAAAAACGCAAAACTTAAAGTTGGCGGCAGTTTTCAAGCAGACATTGGTGGCACATGTAAGATAACGTCTGGTGGTAATATGTCATTTAAAGCGCCACGTATTGATTTGAATTAATATGAAACACGAATTTATTATTTTAGTAAAAGGTAAATTAAAAACTTACACTAACTGGGAAGATATTCCAGAAAAATTTGATAACGTAATCAAGTTTAATCCGTATATGCCTCCTCCTCCACACACGGAAAAAGAACATGATGAGATAGAATCTTGGATGCCAAGGTTTAAAGAATTGATGAGTAGAGAAACAAAGTGACTCTATCAACGTATGGTAGACAATTTACAGATGTGCCCGCAGGTGAAACCGTTACCATAACTGCATCTGCTTTAGTCAATCCAATAGTAATAACATATGTTGGTGCTACAGTTGATGGTAAATCTATCTCTAGTGTAACTATGTCAAATACTAGTTGTATATTATCTGATCCTTTAACACAAACATATACAACGACTTTTACATTAACTGGTCAATATAGTTACGATTTAGCAACAGAAGATGAGTTTATTGCAATTAATACTAAAAATTATATTTCATCTTCAGAAGATTTTGAACAATTAACTTATCAATCATATGATAAATTAATTGCGGAAAAAGGAGTAAAATGGGATCAAATTATTAAATTTTATCCAGATAGGTCACCAGAAAAAACTGTAATCTATACATTCACTGGAGGCACTCCAACAACGACTACACAAAAAGTACATTTGATACCAACAAGACAATTTACTAGGTTACAGAGTATAATGCAATCTATATCACCTAATAGAGTTGTTACAGATGCATCGGGTAATATAATAACACCAGGTTATAGTTCCGACCCATCAGGTTGGACATAGGAGAAATTAATGCCAGCAGCAACTAGAATTGGGGATACAGATATCACTCATTGTTCAACACCGGCAAGAGCTGAAGGAGCTTCAAAGGTATTTGTAAATGGAATACCTTGGAGTTGTCAGGGTCACACAAATACTCCACATCTTATTCCGAATGATGATCCATGTTCGGTTCATGCTGCCAGTATATCTTCTGGTTCGTCCACCGTTAAAGTGCAAGGACGTGGCGCTGGAAGAGTAGGAGACAGTATTTCAGGATGTACTGCTGTGGCATCTGGTTCTGGTAATGTTTTTGCTGGAGGTTGAATAAATAAACGATGTCAACAAAAATTACTTCAAATGATCCAACAATTACCGCAGAAAGGTCGTTTAAAGACCTTGATCTGAACTTCACTTCACATCCGATTAAAAAAGATGTGAGTAGACATTACAATGAAAAGGCGATCATTAATGCAGTCAAGAACTTAGTTTCCACTAATTTTTATGAGAAACCATTTCAACCAGACTTTGGTGCAGGTATTAGAGGACTATTATTTGAACCTGTTGATTCGGTTTTTGGTGCATCAATTGAAAGAAAATTAAGTGAAACAATAAAAAATTATGAACCTAGGGTGGCAATTGAATCTATTACTGCTATACCAGCACCCGATGAGAATGGATATAAAGTTAGAATGGTGTTTTTCATCATCAACTCTCCAAATCCAGTAACGATTAACTTCTTTTTAGAGCGTATAAGATAAAATGACAGATCGTCTAAGAGTAACCGAACTTGATTTTGATACAATCAAGCAGAATCTAAAAACATATTTAAAAGCACAATCTGAATTTACAGACTATGACTTTGAAGGTTCTGGTTTGAATGTGTTGTTGGATATTCTGGCATATAATACTCATTACAATGCATATTATTTAAATATGGTTGCAAATGAATCATTTATGGACACGGCTTTATTAAGAGATTCTGTTATTTCTCACGCAAAAGTTTTAGGTTATGTTCCATATTCACGTAAGACTTCTGAGGCAACTTTAAATTTTACTGTTTCTACCAGTTCAAATACTTCATCAACGTTGACTATACCTAAAGGATTTTCCTTCTTATCGAATGAAATTGATGGTATCAGTTATAATTTTGTAACTCTTGCGGAAACAACTGCGACAAAGTCTAATACAGACTTTACATTTTTAAACTTGCCAATATACGAAGGTCAGTTGGTATCATATAATTACACATATGATCAAACAACAAATCCAAAACAAACATTTTTAATACCTGACACTAATATAGATACTTCTACTATTTCTTTAACTGTACAAGCATCATCAACCAATACATCAATTGAAACTTTTATGTTGGCTACGGATGCCGGCAATGTTACAACAACTTCACCAGTATTTTATTTGCAGGAAGATAAAGGAGAAAAATATAGCATTTACTTTGGAAATAATGTTATAGGTAAAACAATAACGAATGGTAATATTGTATCTTTAAGTTATTTAATTACAAACGGTGATGTTGCGAATAAAGCAAACAATTTTGTTGCAACGGGAACATTGGTAGATTCTTTAGGCAACTCATTAACAGACTTTACAATTGATCCTATAAGTTCTTCTTCTGGTGGATCTGAACGTGAATCCGTAGACGAAATTAAATTTGCAGCACCTCTTCAGTTTACTACTCAAAATCGTTTGATTACTTTTAACGATTATGCATCGTACATCAAGAAAAATTATTCTGCCATAGACTCGGTTTCTGTTTGGGGTGGAGAAGATGAATCACCTCCAGTTTTTGGTCGTGTTTTTGTTTCTTTAAAACCAAAACAAAATTATTATCTTTCTGATGTTGAAAAACAAAAAATTATTGATGAAATTATTAAACCAAAAGCTGTTGTAGCTGTACAAACAATTATTCGTGATCCAGAATATCTATATTTGTTAATAAATTCAAATGTTTCATATGATGCTAAAAAAACTATTTTAACTAAAGAACAAGTAATTTCTGCTATTCGTTCTTCTATTTTAACTTATAAAACGCAAAACCTGGATCAATTTAATTCAAAATTTATTTTATCAAGATTACAAGATGCAATTGACAATACAGATGTCAACTCAATTATTGGATCACAAACTGTAATTAAATTACAGAAAAGGTTTAAGCCGTCTTTAAATGCAAATAAATCTTACAATATTGTTTTTGGTGCTCCTCTACATAGAGGTACAATTACGAACAAGATGACCTCTACTCAATTTAAAGTATATGATAATCAAGGAATTGAAAGAGAAGTTATCTTTGAAGAAACACCACAATCATATACTGGTATCTCTTCAATTGCAGTTTTAAATGGTGGTGTTGGTTATACTTCGGCACCCACAATAACCATTTTGGGTGATGGATATGGTGCAGAAGCATCTGCAATAATTGTTAATGGTAAAATTAAAGAAATTAATATAACAAAAACTGGTATTGAATACACCAAAGCCACTATATCAATTTCTGGTGGTGGTGGATATGGAGCTCAAGCTGCTGTTTCGGTTGATTCCAGAATAGGTACTGTTCGAGTTGTATACTTTGACCAAAATGCAGTAAGACAAATCGTAAATGGTAATGCCGGCACAATTGACTATAATGCTGGTATAATTTACATTAACAATATTTTAATTAATTCAGTAAGTTCAATTGATGGATATCTCAGACTAACTATTGAATCTGATAAAGGTATTATTGGAACTTCTAAAAATATTATTATTACATTAGACAAAGATGATCCAACTTCTATTAGTACAATCTTAGAAACTGTATAATGACGACAGATTTAAAAACATCACTACTTGTTAATCAACAGGTTCCTGAATATGTTAGAGACGAATATCCCACATTTATAGCTTTTCTTGAGGCTTACTATGAGTTTTTAGAAACTAAGCAAGGAACTGAAAAAAATGATTTGGTCACTCAAGCCAAAAAGTTAAAAAATATTTCTGATATTGACGATTCAATTGAAGAGTTTGAAAAAAGTTTTTATAATACGTATGGTTCACTTGTACCTTTAGAGGTTCAATCCGATAAAGCACTTCTTTTTAAACATCTATTACCTCTTTATAGAATAAAAGGTAGTGAAAATTCTTTCAAACTTCTTTTCCGTTTAGTATTTGGAGAAGATATTGATGTTATTTTACCCCGTAATAATGTCTTAAAAGCATCCAACAGTAAATGGACGATTGATAACAAACTTCGAATTAATACTGATGTTTATACAAATTATGTTGGTGACGGTTTAACTAAAGAATTTATTTTAGCACAAATTGTAACAACCAATGATATTACAGTTTATATTAATGATATTGAAACAAATTCTTTTTTTATACGAAAAGAATATCGTAAAATAATTTTTGATACTGCACCACCAAATGGTTCTGTTATTAAAGTTGTTTATGATAAATTTGATGAGAAACTTTTTCAAAACAGAAAAGTTATAGGTTTAACTTCTGGTGCATCTGCAATTATTGAAATAGCTAGTCGCCGAATTCTTTCCGATGTATTAAATCTTGGTTTACCTATTGAATTGTTAATCAACACAACTTCTTTAGAAGGTAATTTTTTAAATGGTGAATTTGTAACCATTCCTATTATTGACGCTAATGGAATTCTATTAGATGTTCGTGCATCTACATTTTCTATTGTTAAAAAAGTTAATATTATTAATCGTGGATTTAATTACAGAGTAGGTGATCCAATTTCTATTATTGGTGGTAATTCAATAACGAGTGCTATTGCCACGGTTGGAACTGTATTCTCTGGTGCAATTAATCGTGTTTTAGTTTTTCATGGCGGTGCAGTTTTTACAAATGGCTCTCCTATTTTAATTTCAGCAAATGGAAATTCCGTTTTTAATTTAGTTGTTGATGCTATTGATGAATCTGGAACTAATTCTGCGAATACATTTATCGTTAGCACTGACATAATTGATGATTATAAAAATATTTTAATTAGTGCATCAGATTATGGTTTTCCAAATGCAAACAATCCTACGGGTGAAAACGTAAATACACGTATTATTGATTCACTTTCATATGATGTGTTAAAAGTTGGACCAATTGCAAATGTTAGAGTTTTGTCCGCCGATGCATCAGTATTTACTCCTATTTTAGACGGATTTGGTGCATCATATGGTCCTGGCGCAGCAATTAGAACTGTAAAAAGTTTAGGTAGTATTGCACGATTTAAAATTAATAACGGTGGAATAGGATATGCAGTTGGTGATGAGATTGTTTTTGGTTCAAATCCTGTAGCAACATATGGACAAGGTGCAGCTGCTGTTGTTGCTAACGTAGCATTAAATGGTTCTATTCGAAAAATTGAAGTTGCAAATACACGAATTTCTGGCACAGCCACAATTTCAACGAGTGGTGTTGTCGTATCAGGAACTGGCACAAAATTTACTACAGAATTAAAAGTTGGTGACACAATTGATATTAATAACCAGTCTAGAGTAATTGCCACAATTACTGATCCAATAACAATGTCTGTAACACAGCCTTGGACATATGCATCAACTAATAAACGTATTGGTGTATATAATTATTATCCAAAAGGTGGTTTTGGATATGTACAGAATAATTTTCCAACTATAACTGTATCATCTCTTTTAGGTTCAAATGCAAATATAGTAATTGATTCTATTGCATCAGATAATGAACAGTTGCAAGGTACCTCTGATGATGTTCCTGGTGCGATTCTTTCTGTTAGAGTTCCAGTACCTGGAAGTGGTTATCAATTTGTTCCTATTGCAACTGTAATTAGTTCTACAGGTAGTGGTGCATCTCTTGTTCCAGAAATTGAACGGTCTTATGTTTCTTCTACAGGTCGTTGGGAAACTTCTGATTCTTTATTATCAACATCAGAAAGAAAAATTGCTGGCCGTCAATATTATGTTGATTACTCATATGTAATTTCTTCTAAAGTGGAATTTTACAAATATAAAAAGATACTAAAGGATTTATTACATCCAGTAGGTTTTGTAAATTATGCTGAATATCAAAAATCAAATTCTTTTAGTGGTTCTACTATTAATGTAGAAAATACAAAAGAAATTACACTTTCTGGTAAAATTAATGTTTCAAATGGAAGTGTACTTGTTACAGGTCTTTCTACTAAATTTAATATCGCAAATCAAAAGAACATTCTAACTCCAGGCACAAGAATTGCAGTTAATGGTGAAATCAGGACTGTTAATAGTATTATCTCAAATACTACACTCTTAACTTCAGAAAATTTATCCAACATTTGGATTACAAATTCGGGTTCAGGATATTCAAATGGATACCTGAATATTAATAATGGTGGTGGTATAATTACAAGTTTAACTATTGGTTATAAAGGTGCTGGGTATTCCAATGGTATCTTATTGTTTACTGGTTCAGATCAATCTATATCAGCTGTTGCTAATGTTGAAGTTTTTCCTTCTAATGGTTCATTAAGAAGAGTTACATTGTCAAGTGGCGGATTATTTTCAAAAACACCTATTGCTACACCAGATACACCTGCAGGTAACGTAGTTTATGCCAACTCAATTACGATTACTAATCCTGGTTCGGGTTATTCAAATGGTTTTTTAAATTTTTCTGATGGTGATCCAATTCGTGTACCAAAAGTCAATATAGAAGTTTATCCCTCAAATGGTGGAATTAGAACAATTCTTACTACTGGAATTGATCCTGGTTTGTATAGAGGTCCTGGTTTTCCAACACTCACACCAAACACAAGTCCAAACGTGGTTATATCTAAAGTTACTGTTACGAATAATGGACTTGGGCATTCAAATGGTGTATTGACAATTACTGGTGGAGGTAGTTCTAGGGCAGCACAAGTTGCAGTTGAAGTTAATGCTAATGGCAGTATTGTTAGTACCACTATTTTAGACCCCGGACTTTATACTTCAGCAGTTAATGTGGCAAGTATTACTGCCAATACTAATGCTGTAGGTGTAAATAGTTTTGTTATATTCACTGGTGGTGGAACAGGTAATACTGCGGCTAACGCAAGAATTTATGTAAATACTGCTGGTTATATTGTTAATGTTGTGGTTATTGCTAATGGTGCATATGTTAGTTTACCAACTGCAACAGCAAATACGGGTAATGGAGTTTTCACTGTAATTACGCAATCTATCATAAAAGCTACTGTGAATAACACACCACTTCACGTATCGTCATTTGCAGCAAATACTGCAACTTATAACGGTCGTGCAATAGCTAATGGGTATATTGTATTCACTGGAGGTAATCCTGTAATTAATGCTAACGTGTCTTATGAAGTGTATCCAAACACAGGTACGATAAGATCATACACTATTAATCAGGTTGGATTATATCGCACAACACCTAATGTTGCTCCTAGTTCTGTACCTTATTCGGTAACAGAAGTTTGGCCAACTGATGGTGGTAGTGGATATGCAAATGGATATATTGTTATTCAAGGTGGTGAACCGATAATGAACGGTAATACTGGAGTAGGAAACACCTCTTCTTTTGCCAATACAGGTTATCCAACATCAAACGCTAACGTACAAATTATTGTTAATAGTATAGGTGCTATCGTTAGAACTATTATTACAAACATTGGACTATATGCAAACGTTTCTAATATTAATTTGAATGGTGCTGTTGAAAGTATTATTGCTAATTCGGGCGCAAGAACTGTTAATAGTTGGATTACATTGTCTAACCCACAAACATATGGCAACACAAGACTCAATTCAAATGTGGCAAATGCCAGAATTTTTGTAAATACTGCTGGATATGTTGTTAATGTGGCTGTTTTTGCTAATGGTATTTACTATGGTACGCCAATAGTTACTAATTTAAGATATTATGAAAATACTGCATCAGTTCCAGCAGGTTCGGGTGGATTAAATGGACAAACATCAAATGCCGCCTTTACAATTACGATGGGACCAAGAACAATTTATGCTGGTAATGGTGTAAGTCAAAACGGCTCAGGTGCTCGTTTCAGAATTTCTTATAATGCCAATACATCAAACATTGCAAATATTGCAGCCACAATGACATCAAATACATTGTACACTGCAACAATTGCTTTAACTGCAAATAGTAACTCTACAACAAATGCAACATTCACTGTTTACCCTGTATCTAATGTTCAAACAGTAGCTAATATTACGGTAGGATTTACTGGTCAGAATACACCAGCAAACGTATCAGTTGAAGTTTATCCTGCTAATGGTGCTATTAGAAATCTAACAATTAATACTCAAGGTAATTACTATTATCCGCCAGATATAACGCCAGATAGTGTGGGAACTGGTGCAGATTTGAGAGTGAACAGTAAAGGAATTTTTACTCAAACTGCTAACAATCAAGACTTAATTGTCTACAAATAGAGAATAAATACAATTTATGACATCAGCAATTTCTAAAAAATTAAATTATTCTGTGGCCCAGCAGTTCAAGGAAGGTTTTTATGAACCTTCTCCTACTCTTGGATATGTTTTTATTGGTAATCATTTAAGCTATCAAGACGAAAACACTGTACCATCTATTACCGACAGTATCAGAGATGAAAAAACTGTATGGAATAATATGATTGCCGCTAAAAAAATAACAGGTACGGATGTAGAACTTGTTATTCCTAGAGTTAATTGGACCGCTAATACAAGATATAAACAATATGATGATGCCATTTCGGTATCAGATTTAATTACTGCTTGTGCTGCGGTATATAATGTAGCAAGTATTACTGTTAATACTAACGCAGTAGGTGTAAATAGTTTTGTTACATTTACTGGTGGTGGAACCTCTAACGTTGCTGCTAATGCAAGAATATATGTAAATAGTCGAAACTATATTATTAATGTTGAGGTTATTGCTAATGGTTCATACACCAGCACACCAACCGCAACAGTAAATACTGGCAACGGAGTTCTTACTGTAATCACTAATTCTGTATCTCCATATATTAACCCAGTTTATGTGATGACTACATCTCGAAATGTATATAAATGTTTGTCAAATAATTCTTCAGCAAATTCAACCGTAGAACCAGTTGGAGATTATACGACATCAAATGGTAACATTTCTACTTCTGATGGATATATTTGGAAGTATATGTATAATGTTAAACCATCAAACAAATTCCTAACAAACGCTTGGATTCCAGTACCATCTTCAGTAAATCAAATAGATTATCAAAGTAATATATTGGATGTTGTTGATGGTGAAATTGCAACAATCGTAGTATCAAATTCTGGATCTGGATATTATGAAAGTAATATTTCTATTCCTTCTACATTTCAATCTGGTTGTACCGTTTTCACACTTTCGGGTGAAGATATTGCAAATGCAAATGTTTCTATACAATCTGCTAACATGTCAATATCTGGAACAGGAGTTACTCCAGGGTCTTATATTTCTTCTATTGATATTGCAAATGCAAAAATAACGTTGTCGGCTCCAACTGTAGGTGCGGGTGGTGGTGGAACAACTGCAAATCAAGTATCTTTAACTACTAGAGTTTATGTGGATGGAGACGGTACACCTTTAGAGGGATATGCAACACTTAGTGCTAGTGGACAAATAAGTAAAGTCACTGTTACGACTATTGGAACTGGATATACGATAGCAAATGCTTACATATTTGGAACAGGAACTGGTTGTATAGTTAGACCTATTCTGGATCCAAAATATGGACATGCTTATAACCCAGCCAAAGAATTGGGTTGTTCTAATGTAATGGTTGCTGTAAAAATTGGTGAAATTGACTCTACAGAAAATGGAGTAATTTCAGCAAATACCACATTTAGGCAATATGGTATTCTTGTGGATCCTCATAAATACGGTAGTTCTTCTGTTGTAACATCTGTAAATGCAAGCTCTGTGATATCACAAACTACCAATCTTCAACTTGTTACTGGTGCAAGTTATGCATTAGATGAATTTGTTTATCAAGGAACATCTGCTAATTCTGCATATGCATATGGATTTGTTGTGGATCAACAAAATTTGGTTAGACTGACTAATGTTCGAGGTTCATTTACTGTAGGTGTTCCTCTTATTGGAGCAAATACTGGTACAAGTCGTTTGGTTATTGGATCCACGCTGCCAGAATTTCAACCCTATAGCGGTGATATTTTGTATACTGAAAACGCAATTAAAACAACCAGATCAGATGGTCAAGCTGAGAGTATTAAACTTGTTGTTAAATTTTAAAGGTTAAGAAATGGCACTTACTACGAATTTTAATGTTGATCCTTACTACGATGATTTTGATGATAATAAAGATTTTCATCGCATACTGTATAAACCAGGTAATGCAGTTCAAGCCCGTGAATTAACTCAATCACAAACAATTCTTCAAGATCAAATTAAAAAATTTGGTGACCATATTTTTCAAAATGGTTCGGTTGTAACTGGCGGACAAGTCACAATTCAAAATACAGCGTATATTAATCTGGCCTCAACATATGCAACAAACGACATTTCATATATTGGATTTGATAAAGTTCAAATTTATAACTCTGCCAACACTAAACGTGCCTATGTTTTAGCGTCTTATGATGCAGATTCGCTTGCTGACCAACCTGTCACTTTGGTAATTAATCAATTATTTGGTGATCCATTTGTTGCTGGTGAAACAATTTATACAGCAAATACTGATACAAATGCTGTCACTTATTATGCGAATGTGGCAGCAACAAATCCAACAGGTAATAATCAAACTTTTTCTATCAACAATGGTGTATTTTATTATGAAGGATACTTTGTAAAAAATCAACCTCAATCGGTTGCAATTGACAAATATAGTCGTAATGGTAATACAATTATTGGTTTTGAGGTTACTGAAGGTATTGTTGATTATACGCAAGACACTTCACTTCTCGATCCTGCACAAAGTTCGTCCAACTTCCAAGCTCCTGGCGCTGATAGGTACAAAATCAGTTTACTTCTTGCAAAACGTGGTTTAACCAGTACAGACTTAAGCCAATTTATCGAATTAGCTACTATTAAAAATGGTTTGCCGCAAAAAGTTGTTCAAACTCCAATTTATGGTCCACTTGGTGATGAACTGGCTCGCCGAACGTCTGACGAATCTGGTGATTATGTAATTAAAAATTTTGAGATTTCTATTACGGATAGTGAAGCAAATTCTGCGTTTGCAAACGTTACGTTGAGTGCAGGTAAAGCATATATTAAAGGTTATGAATTTCAGACAATCGCACCTACAGTAATTAATATACCAAAACCAAGAACAGTAGAGTCTCTTGTTAATCAACCGGTTTCTATCAATTACGGTTATTATATTTACGCTAATAATTTATATGGTAATTTTGGAACCAACCAATTTAATACTGTAGAACTTTCTCTTTTAAATACGACACAAGCAACTAACTATTTAACAAGTGCTGCAACAGCAAATACCGCAGTGTATGCCAATACAATTATTGGTTCTGCTAAAGTTAAAGGAACATCTTTTTATAGTTTTGGAGCCAATACTTTTGACAGTGGTGCATACACATACAAAGTTTTTTTAACTGATATTAATACAACACAATGTGGTTACGCTAATGGTACAGGTGTTCTTGCATTAGGAGGCGGTACAAGTACAGTTTTATTGCCTACAGGTTTTGCTGCAAACAATGATGTTTATAAAGGTCTGTTGCTAAAATTTACTGCTGGTACTAATGATACTTCAGAAAGAACAATTACTGATTATACGTATAGTCCTGGTGGTTCACCTACAGGAGTTTCAATAACTAGTACAGATGGATATTTTAGTTGTTCTCCAACATCTTTTGTTATGACACCTGGTCAACAAATTGCTCTTAGCGGTAGTATTGCACCAGTTGCATTAGGAAATTTAACATCCAATGTAACATCAATTACCGCCAATGGTAGAACAGTTAATAGTTGGATTACATTTTCAACTTATGGTCTTAATCCAGGAGTAAATCCTGCCAACGCAAGGATATTTGTTTACGGTACTGGTGCTAATGCTGGTTACGTTCAGAACGTTACTATTTACGCTAACGGTTCTTATAGTAATACACCAAACATAACTGGTTTAACATATTATGAAAATACGATAGCCGTTCCAACAAGTACATCAAACGCAACATTTATTATACAAGGTTCAGGTAACGTTAGAATAACTAGCACCGGTGGCGATTTCATTTATCCACCAGGATTTTCAGGACTAAAAGTTGGACAATCTGTTACGCTTGCTAACACTCCCAATTCACAAGTAGGAATATCAGTAGGTGTGATGCCAGGTCAAGCATATTATGGATCAGGTTTTGCACCTGTAGGTACCTTTACTGGTAACATTACTAATGGTTATGCAAATACGTCACAAACTTATTACATTATTGCCACTAATGGTTCAACAACATTTAGATTATCGGCAACTCCTGGTGGTTCTGCTATTACGACTTCAATTGGTTCACTTTATGGTATGTCGTTTACTGTTTCTGGTCCCACAATTACAAATTATGCGAATACATCAGCATCAGCACAAACTTATTACATTATTGCCACTAATGGTTCAACAACATTCCAATTAGCAGCAAATATTGGTGATGCCACAAGTGTTATTACAACTGTACCAAGTACACCTATTGGATTGACATACACTGTAAGCGATGCTAGAATTGCAACTTTAAGTAATGGATTTTTAACGCCAGTTAGTAATAATCATCGTTTTGTAATGAATACTACTTTTGGTAGTGTAGAATCTTTAGTAGTTAGAAATACTTCAGGTCAGGCTATTACATATGCTAACGTATCTCCATCGTCAAAACTTTTGAGTTTGAATCCTCAGTTACTTGAAAGATACGGTCGTTTTCAACCAGTTATTATTCAAGAAGTGTCGAATGAACCTTTGTTGATACGAATTGGTAAAACTAATGTAGCGGATAATTCAATAACGAATTTCGTTTACACTTATCAAAGATTATATCAAAGTATTCCATTTAACGGTGGAGTTTCTTCGGCATTATCTGTAGGCACTGGCGAAACTTTAGTTGATCCTGGTAGTGCAACATCATCATCATCAGAATTACAATATTATGAAGTCATTGTAACTAATGCTGGTACTAGTACATCAATGGTAAAAGGCCAATATGTGCCAGCACAACAATTCAGTGTAAGTACCGCAGATCGTACTATTTCAGTCGATGGTGGTGCCGACATGACAGCAAACATTTATGCTACAATTAGTGCATCTAATCCTACATCAAAATCTAAAACATTCACTAAAGCGAATACAATTTTAGTTGAAAATACAGGTAGTGCCACTAAAGATATTTTTGGTAATGCTGCTGTTTTTGTGGCTACAGTCGATGGTCAAACACAGATTGCTGAAAGTTTTGTTGTTAAGAAACCAAATTCTCCTCAATATTTGTTTGTTACTGACGTACACTCAATCAATGCTATTTTTGATTTTAACGGCACAGCAATTAATCTTACAAATTATAATGCATTAAATGCATCAGCTAATGTAACTGATCGGTATACTGTAAATACTGGACAAAAAGATTCTTACTATGATTGGAGTGCAATTGTTTTAAAACCGGGAATAACTGCTCCACGTGGTCCTCTTCTTGTTCGGTACAATAGATTTAGATCAACAGGATCAGGATTCTTCAACGTAGACTCATATACACGGTTAGGTTCACAAGAAAATGGTGGAAAAGGTATTGACTATGGTCAAATTCCAATTTATACTACACAAACTGGTAATCCATTAAAACTCAGTGATTATTTGGATTTTCGTCCTGTTCGCAAGGATGGAGTTGATTCCGCCACTGCAAATTATTTTGTCTTAGATATAGAAGAGTCTGGAGTAGGTACAAAAATTCCTACACCTGGATCATTCGTATACATTAATTATTCTTACTATTTACCACGTATTGATAGAATTGTTTTAAATAAGAATAGACAATTTAATATTTTACAAGGTATTCCGGCAGTTAATCCTGTGGTTCTTCCTGAACCATCAGATGCTATGACTCTTTATATTTTGAGTTATCCACCTTATTTAACATATCCTTCGTCAGTACAAATTCAATCGTTTAATAATCGCCGTTACACGATGAAAGATATTGGACTTTTAGAAAGAAGAATTCAAAATCTAGAATTGTACACATCATTATCAATTGCAGAACTTACTACAATACAGAAAAATGATAAAACAATCCGTGATTCGGTTGGTTTATCTAGACCTAAAAATGGTATCTTTGTAGACTCATTTGTTGATAAAGGTTCTGCTGCAATTACGGCTCCAGATTTTAATGCAGCAATTGATATTGTTGGTCGACAACTTCGTGGTTCTTATAATCTTTATTCAACACACCTTATTACAGATACTACATTAAATTATAATACTGAACTTGACGGACCATTGTTAATGATGAACTCAAGTAATACAACATTTATTATGCAAAATAGAGCGTCAAAAACTCTTAATATTAATCCATTTAATGTAGTTAATTTTCTTGGTACAATTAAACTTGATCCTTCTTCAGATGTTTGGAAATCAGATGTTCGTTTAGAGTCACAGAATATTGATCTATCTGGTGGTGATGCGGCACGTGATGCGTGGTCCTCAATTCAAAGCACCTCGTGGGGTGCATGGAATACTCAGTGGACAACCACAAGTGAAGATTTAGGTACTACAACAACAAAAACTGCTTCTGGTACGAATGCTGCAGCAGTAAATCAATTTAATGCAACTGGAGTTGCCAGTAGTGTCAATGGTGGAGGAACTCGGTATTCCATTACGGGTGATGTAACTACCACAACTACGAAAACAACAAAAGAAACGCAAACATTAGATGCTAGCCGTACAGGCATTCTTTCTCAAATTGTTCCTCAACAATTAACCAAATCATTAGGTGATCGTTTAGTTGATGTAAGTGTAGTAAACTTTATGAGAGAGAAAAATGTATTGGTAGTTGCTGAGAAATTTAAACCATACACGACATTATATCCATTCTTTGATAATACAAAAGTAACAAAATATGTTGCAAAAGTTAATCGTTTTGAGATGACGAAAAATAACTTAGAATATAAAACTACTATTGGAGATGCTGAAACTGTAAAGATTTATGCAGCTGCAGCAGATGGAACATATAAGTCAACTGATCTTATAGGAACAGGTGGTGTCGTTTTAACATCGAACAATAATGCATTCTTGGTTAATTTAGTTCCATCAACTGGATCAAATTGGGCATCAGCAGCAACAAATGGTATTGCTGTCGTAGGTAATGTTACTGGTAAATCTTATATCTCTAAAAAATGGTATCATTCAACCGGTCGTGCAATTAGTGGTACAACTAATACGATTGTTCTTGGACTTCATGCTGGTGGAGCACAAAATGCAACTGCATCTAACTTAATCGGTCAGACCATTTATATAATTTATGGAACTGGTAAAGGACAATCTGCCCTCATTTCTGGATACGATTCAGCCACAAGAACTGTTACAATCACTGGAAATTGGGCAACAAATCCAGATTCAAATTCAGTATATTCAATAGGTAGTTTGGATACAACGGCTGAAGGTACTTGTGCTGCGGTATTCATTATTCCTGCTGATATATTCCGAACTGGTGAGAAATTATTCCGTTTAATTGATGATCAAAACGGTAATATTGAAAATTCTCGCACTAATGGTGATGCAAGTTTCTATGCTCAAGGCATGGTACAAACTAAACAAGAAAGTACAGTTACTGTATTTACTCCTACAGTAGTAAGAAGTACAGTATCAGAATCGTTTACAGCATCAACATCGTCAATTAAATCTGTAACTTCTGTTGATGTACAAAAGAATGTTGTTATTGGTTATTATGATCCTTTGGCGCAAACATTCTTGATTAATCCAAAACAATATCCGCAAGGAACTGTTATTGATTCAGTTCGAGTATGTTTTAAAACTAAAGATGTTTCGGTTCCAGTTTCTTTACAACTTCGTCCTGTTGTTAATGGTTTTCCATCATCATCAACAATATATCCGTATGCAGAAAAAACATTAACTCCAGATAAAGTTAATCTCTCTGAAATTCCTGATTTGAATGATCCAACCAAATACACTGAATTTAAATTTGATGTTCCCGTTTTATTGTTACCTGGAGAACATTCATTCGTTCTTGTATCGAATAGTAATGGATACGAAGCATTCGTTGCTGAAATGGGTGCAGTAGATTTAAGAACAAAAGATGCAAATGGAAATGGTATTAAAATTTCTGAACAGCCTTATACTGGATCGTTATTCTTATCTCAGAATGGATCCACTTGGACACCAGATCAAACAACAGATTTGATGTTCTCTATTCAAAAACGAGTGTTTAATACTGGTTTGGGATATGCTTACTTCAATGCAGACTTATCACAATATACAGAAAATATTCCTTATGACGTATTGCAATTAATGTCAACTGATGCTATTGTTGCTAATACTGCTTTACAATATGATTTTTCTGCCGAGATGGATTTAGGTGGACAGCACAGTTTAATACCTCTTTTTCCAAATGATGATTATACTTGCAATGACGGATATGGTCGTAGAATTTTAAATCCAACAACAGGTAATACATCATTTATATTACGTGCGACATTAAACACAACTAATCCTGATATATCACCTATGATTGATGTCAGTCGTATGAATTTACTGACGATTGAAAATAAAATTAATAATATGCCTCTGCAAAACAGTGGATTTGTAATTGTTAATGGTGGTTCTGGTTATACAGGTAACGCCGCAATTACTATTACTCCAGGTGTTGGAGGTGGTTCAGGTGCTGCAGCGATGGGATATGTTGTTGGTGGTGTTGTCACACGTATTGATTTGACCACCAACGGAGGTATAGGTTATTTAACTTCACCAACAATTACGGCAAGTGCTCCAGCTAGTGGTACAACTGCAATAATTACTTATAATGGTGAAGATAAAGCAGTTGGTGGTAATAGTAACATACGATATATTACTAAGAAAGTTCAACTTGCTTCTGGATTTGAATGTGGTGATTTGCGTGTTTACATGGATGCATACCGACCATCAAGTGCTGGAATTCTAGTATATTATAAAGTATTATCTCCATCCGATTCAACTGTTTTTGAAAATAATAACTGGCAGTTGATGACAGAGGCGGCAGACACGGTTAATTTTTCTTCGACAAATGAAGATGATTATGCTGAATTAACTTTTTCTCCTGGGTTATATGGAACTGGTATTTCTGATAATAGAATTTCTTATACTTCAGCAGCCGGTACAACATTTAATATTTTTAATGTGTTTGCAGTTAAAGTGGTTATGTATGGTTCAACTACATATGATGTTCCAAAAATATCCAATTTACGTGTTATTGCATTACCTGCTTCATCAGCAACACCAATATCCACTTTTACTCTATAATAAAATAAGGTAAATCATGTACGTACAAATAGAATCTAATTCCAGTTTAATTAGAGATATTGATAACAGAGCACTGTTAAATACTAATCGTGAGGAGTTAATTACTTATTATACTGAAAGAGATTTAAAACTTAAAGAATTTGAAGATAAGAAATTAATTCAAGAAAAAGTAGACAATTTAGAAAAAGATATAACGGAAATAAAAGATATGTTAAAACAGATCGTACAGATGAGAACCCAAGATGGCAATTAATTCATTATCCACTGCTAATACTTTTCAAGAATGGTTGGTGACAACATCAACACTTGTTGCTGTTACCAATAATCTTACTGATGGATCGAATGGTTATCCACTTCTAATCAATTCACAACTTATTTTGCAGGGCTCAAATGCTAGTATAAACGTAAGAAATAGTGGTGCAATTAATCAACTATATGCTAATACAGCAAATATTTCTAATGTATCGTTTGCTACCAGTAACATATATTTACCCGCCAACGGAAGTTTAATTGGTGGTAACATTCAAATGGCCAACGTCACAAGTAATTTGACAGTTGGTGGCGATGCATTCATTTCAGGTAATCTTGTTGTATCTGGAAACGTAACATTAGATGCGCTTGGTTTTGATGAAATATCGATTGCTGGTGGTGCTTATATTGGTACAGTTTTAAATGTCAGTCAAGGTTCAACATTTACTGGTGATATTATTGCATTAAGTAATGTTAAAACGGTTAATGTTACAAGTAATTTATATGTGGGCGCAAATGCAACTGTATATGGTAATATTTCAATATCTGGAAATACAACGTCTCCGAATGTGAACACGGGTAATCTTACTGCCAATACATTAGTCTTAACTGGTTCATTGCGTGGTGCGGTAAATACTGCAATTTACAATTCAATTACAGCGGCCATAGATGCATCAATTGGGTTTGCAATGGCACTTAGTTAATATAAATGCATAAATAAAGAAAAACAGAGGATTTAATGGCTAATAATTTTAAGAATTACACTTTAAAGTCTGTAGGAACTTCATCAACAAATGTATATGCTGCTGGTACGGGTGTTCAAGCCACTGTAATTGGTATGTCAATAGCAAACATGATTACTACTCCTATTTCCGCTAGTATTATTATAAACGGTGGAGGAATTACCGGTAACGTATTTCTTATTAAAGATGCGACAATTGCTCCCGGTGGTGCATTAATACCTATTGGTGGTGATCAAAAATTTGTTTTGGAAGCAGGAGACTACTTGCAAGTAAACACTTCAATTGCGTCATCGGCTGACGTTATTTTATCGGTTTTGGAGATTAGTTAATGGCTTACCTAGGTAACACACCAGATATTAACAATTATACAATGGCCGTTCAAAAGTTTAACGGTACTGGTGCCTGTACTCAATTTACTTTGAGCCGGAACGTTAGTGATGCTAATACTCTGGCAGTTGTAGTTAATGGTGTTCTGCAAACTCCAGGTGATTCGTATTCAGTAACAAGTGGCATTCTAACTTTTACTGAAGCACCAAATTCAAGTGCAAATAATATTACAGTAACCTATCTGGCATCAAGTGTCATAACATATAGTCTAGTATCTTCAAGTCAATTGTTGGCTGGTTCTGTAACTACTACTGCACTTGCTAAAGGTTCAGTGACAGATGATAAATTAGCTAGTACAGCAATTTTTGACGATGTATTTCTATTTGGTGGAATGTAAATAAAGGAAAATAAAAAATGGCAAGAACATATAGAATTTTAGGACAAAAAAATCCAACAGGAAATACATTAACAACTTTATATACAGTTCCGACTAGTAATTCTGCCATCATATCTTCATTAATAATTGCAAATCTTAACGAAACTGATGGTACCGGAAATTCATTTAGTATTGCAGTTAATATTGGTGGCGTTGCAGTATCAAATTCAAATTATATTGCATATCGTGTTAATTGTCCAGTAAGAGATACTGTTACTATGACTCTTGGTATTACAATGAATGCAGGTACAACTATTTCTGTAAATGCTAATAATTCATTACTTACCTTCTCAGCATTTGGAACTGAAATTTATTAATGGATTTTAAATGAGTCAACGTAGACTTCAAGTTAGTAGAACAGTCGATAGACAAAACCAAAAATTATCTGGTAAAAGATTATCATTAGCTAGAATGTCTGTTCCTAATAGGTTTGTTAATATTTCTATTCCTCCTGGAATATATACTCTCATATATGGTACTACTAGTACATTTACTGTACCCGATGGACTTACTCAAGTAGACTATATCATTGTTGGAGGTGGAGGTGGTGGAGGTGCATTTAGAGGAGGTGGCGGTGGCGGTGGAGGAGTTATTCAAGGAACAAATTTACCCGTAATTCCAGGAACAACATATACGATTAGTATTGGTGCTGGTGGTGCTGGAGGTACAAATGGAGGCGATACCAATGGTTCTAATGGTGCTGATGGTGGCTCTACTGTAATTATAAATGGACCAACGAATCTAACTTCATATGCGCTTGGTGGTGGTGGAGGTGCGGGTGGATTAAAAAATGGTAATGGTGGCGGTTCTGGTGGAGGTGCTGGTGGTGGTGGCGGTGGCAGTACAGCAGACTTTTTTGCAGGTGCTGGAATCCAAGGAACTCCAGGTCAAGGTAATAATGGTGGAGATAATATTAGTCCTGGTCCATTAGGAACATCACAAAGAGCCGCAGGTGGCGGTGGTGCTGGTGGTGTCGGACAATCAATTACAACACACCCAGCAACTTCAAGTGCTCCTGAAGGTTATGGAGGCATAGGAACAATTTCTTCACTTTCTGGAACAATAACTTACTATGCTGGTGGTGGTGGAGGAGGCGGTGGTCCAAATTATGCTGCGCTTGGTGGCAATGGAGGTGGAGGTAATGGTGCGTTTAGTCCAACAACTCCTGCTACTACTGGAACAACTGGATTGGGTGGCGGTGGTGGTGGCGGAAATGGTTTAAATCCATATCCTGTTGGTGATCCTGCTTCATTTAGGAATGGTGCAGCTGGCGGTTCAGGAGTTGCTATAATTAGATACACTATATTGTGATTATTAAGTATTGATAAATATTTTTATTTTAAAGGTGATTGAATGAATAACACAGAAATTGAATATGCACATTTTCTAATTGGCAGTAACAACAAATTAGTTTGTGGTATTGACACAGCAATTAAAGCATTACGTCCAACAGCACGATACGATATGTCCGCATCAGGTGGACACTTTGAGTTTACACGTTGGGAAGATGATGCTAAAACAGAAGCACCAACAAAAGCAGAAATTATGGCAGAGTTGGAATATCAGAATAAGTTTATTGAGTATCATCAGTATTTTCTAGATCGTGCATCAAACTATCCCGATATTACAGTTCTTGTAAACTCTCTTTGGGAAGCAATGAACAACAGTGAGATACCAGGTAAAGGAACAAAATTTTATAATATGATCAAAGAAATCAATGATAAATATCCTAAACCTGAAGGCGATGCACCAGTAAGACCAGAATAACAAGGAAATAAAATGGCATATATTGGAAATCAAGTAACATCAGTACCATTTACTATAGATGTGTTCAGTGGAGATGGATCAGCAACTTCGTTTGGACCACTTGTTCGTGCTCCAGCCACTGCTGCATCTGTTATGATATTTGTTGCTGGTGTCTATCAACGTCCAAATATTGATTATACGTTGAATGCTGATTATGTCGATTTTACTTTTATACCTAATTCTGGTACAAATAATATTGTTATTCATCATATAGGTAATGGTGTAATTGCAACACAAGTATCACCAGATTATTCAACAACAGCAAAGTTAGGATGGGGATGGTGGTAGTAAAAGACCTGAATCACGAAATTTTCAATTCAGATATTGATATAGATAGGACATCGAATCCTTCTAACATAAATAGATTAAATTGTTTTAACTTGGGAGAGTATTGAATGGCACATTTCGCACAACTTGATGAAAATAACGTTGTAACACAAGTAATTGTTGTTGGTAACAATGAATTGCTTGACGCTCATGGCCAAGAACGTGAAGAACTTGGCATCGCATTTTGCCAAAAACTATTTGGTGGTAACTGGAAACAAACATCATATAATAATAATAAACGTGTTCGCTATGCTGGTATCGGTTATTCGTATCATGCTGACATCGATGCATTTGTTCCTCCAAAACCTCATGCATCATGGCATCTAAACAACACAACAGCATTGTGGGAAGCACCTACGCCTGCACCTGATGATGGTAAATTCTATTACTGGGTTGAAGAAACTCAATCATGGGTTGAAGATGAAACTGCACCTGCGTAAGTTATTTTCATTTTAAAGAAACCCTGCTTCGGCAGGGTTTTTTATTGGCAATATGAGATTGACTAAATATACCAATAAAAGGAGAAAATCTTGGCGGCATTTTCAGAATTAACAATTGAGCAGGGTGCAAATCTAACATCATATGTTACAGTATCCGATAGTAGTGGTTACCCAATAAATTTACAATTTTATTCTGCCGTTTCTCAACTTCGCAAATCTTATTATTCTTCATCATATAAACCTTTAACTGCAACAGTTACGGGTATTGCAAATGGTCAAATTACATTGACGATGACCGCAGCAAATACTGCTAATCTTAATCCTGGTCGATATGTATATGATTTAAACATAATTAATTCTGTAGATAATTCAGTGATACGAGTAGTGGAAGGAACGGCAGTAATTCTTCCAGCAGTTACAAATAGTTATAACTCATATTCACCACCTCCAGAACCACCATCAGGAGATTTAGAAATTGATGGTGGAACTTTCTAAAGAGGATAAATATGGATTCAGTTTCAGTTAAAGTTTTTCAACCAAATAGAACTACAATCGTATCTAATGATTTTCGTGCCAAACCTAATGTGTCAATGGCAGAAATAAATGATGTAAGTACGACAGGACTTCAAGATGGATATATACTTGTTTATAGTTCGGCAAATAACAAATATGAAACTAAAAGCAGTTCAAACATAACTCCTGCTACAGTGATTCAGGTTGATGGTGGTTATTTCTAAAAAAATATAAATGGCTAATCTATCAATACAAATTAAACGGTCATTAACGACCAATACTCCAAATAGTTTAAACATTGGAGAACCAGCATATTCATATGCCAGTAATACATTCTTTATAGGTTCACCTGCAGGCACTGGTTCTATTGCGGTTGGTGGCAAGTTCTATCTAGACCAACAACAAACAATTTTTAATACAGTAAATGCTGCGTTTACTGCTGCTAATAATGCTGTTGCTGGAAATGTAGATCAGGCCGCTCGTAATCAATCAAACTCCGCATTTATTCAAGCAAATGCTGCTTTTGCTGCAGCAAATGCTGGTGGTACAGATCAATTTGCTCGTAATACTGCCAATGCTGCATTCATACAAGCAAACACTCCAAGTTATGTTGCTAACTCTGCTGCATCATATGCAAATGCTGCTTTTGCTGCTGCAAATGCTTCTACTGCAACCAATGTAACACAAAATAATTCTATTACTGCTGCATTTAATACTGCGAATGCTGCGTTTGCTGCTGCTAATGCTGGCAGTAGTGGTACTGATTCATATGCACGTAACCAAGCAAATGCTGCGTTTGTTGCTGCAAATGCTTCTACTGCAACTGATACCACACAAAACAATTCTATTACCGTAGCACTGAATACCGCTAATGCTGCGTTTGCTTCAGCAAATAATATTGATGGTATCAATTCTACACAGAATAATTCTATTGCTGCTGCGTTTGCTGCTGCTAACGCTGCAAGTGCAACTGATACAACACAAAACAATTCTATTACTGCGGCATTCAATACCGCTAATGCTGCATTTATACAAGCAAATACACCATCATATGTTTCTAACTCTGCGGCATCATATGCGAATGCTGCTTTTGCGGCTGCTAATGCTGCATTCACACAAGCGAATGTTTCAGTCGGTGTTGATGCATCACAAAACAGTTCTATTACTGCTGCATTCAATACTGCAAATGCTGCTTTTGCTGCTGCGAATGCTGGTGGTTCATCCACCGATTCGTGGGCACGTAACCAAGCCAATGCTGCATTCATACAAGCGAATACAACTGGTACTCCTGTTGGCAATAATATTTCATTAGGAGCAAATGGTGTAGGTCAATTAGTAAGCAATGCAATAACTCTTACCACAACAACATCAGTGACGAATAGTATAGCGCAATTAAATCAAGTGTTAGGTAAACTTGTACCTCCTGGACCACCAGCATTTCCATCTGGAAATACTCTTACAATTAGTAATGTCCAGACGTTTAGAATGACGAACTTTACTCAAACGGATCGTACATCATCATCAAGAAATGTTGCTGGTGGTACTACTGTTACAAACATTCGTCGTTCAAGTTCTTATAGCACATCAACGATTCAAGATCAAGGTCCAGGTGATAGTGGTACATTAACATTATTTAAAAACAGTGCTAATAATAGTGCATACACTTTTACAAATGCTTCGGCAAATGGAACATATGGTGATATAGTTATTTCGGACAGTGTTGATTATGGTTCAAAAGTTACTGGAACAGCGCAAGGTTTTTGGAGAAGTTTTGACTCTTCAGCAGCAGGTACAGTATCAAATGGTTGGAATGAAATCTATCTGACACATTCTGGAGCATCAACAACCAATACTCCTTTCTGGTACTATGACGATAATGCACCAGGTGCACCAGTAATATCATCAACAAGTATCGTATCAAATACTGTTTCGTATGCTAACTCAAGCACCATACCACATTACAATTCATCTACTTTGTTTAATTTAGGATTCAATGTTGCAAAATTAAGTGGTGATACGTATCCAACAACTGATACATTTGTGTCAGCAGCAAGTGGTGGTGCTTTTCAATCAAATGCAGGTGTCACATATACACAAGCAGGGATTACAACACCGCTTGCACGTAATCTTTATGTGACAAGTGGTTATGCAACGGTAAATTTAACATGTGCTGTTACTACAGGTTTTGGTAATAGTTCTTCTGGTCCTACAGTAACAACAAACAATAGTTATCTCTCTACAACATCAGCAGCAATTACTCCTGGCGCAATTGTTCAGTATAAAACTGGTACATCAAGTGCAATGGAAGAAACTACTTTAACATTTGGTTCGGCTATTGGAGTGGGTTCAGGATTGGCATTTAGAGTTGCAAATCCTGATTCAGGAACTGCTAATGATAATCCTTCATATGCTAATAATGCTTCAGCATTTGATAGCACAAATGGACCACTTCGTGTTACTGATGCTACTATTGTTGCTGGTGTATTAAAACATGATATAACAAATTACTCTACAGGTTATTTACCAGTAGGTCCGAATTTAAGCACAGGTCGTTCTGGTTCACAATACTTTACATTTAAATTTATTCGTACATCGGTATCTAAATTTGATATTCAATTCTCTGGAACAATTGCTGGTCTATGGGTTGCACTTCCCGGTAGTATTATAGATTCAAAATCTACTATTGGTGGATGGTTAGACATGAGTGTGGCATACGCTGGTTCAGGTATACCAGGTGTGTTAGGAAATGGAAGTAATGGTTGTGCATTAGGTGGTATAGTCACACTAAATAGTTTAGTATCATCACATAGAAAAACTTGTACGTTTGGTACGGTGTCAAGTTCAGATACTACATTAAATGAAATTTACGTTAGGATTAAACTTACAACCGGTCAAACTGTGACTGCGTTATCCCTACAAACCGCAAGTAACTAACTATGTCAATATCAGATTCGTCAAAAGTAGACTTATTATATAAAAAGCTTTTTGGTGTTGCCAAGACAGATACGGCAACAAATAAAAGTCCGAGCAATGAATCGATTGCCAGTCCAACCATCAATCGTGGTGATCGTGTTTGGACCCAAGCGGCAGACATTCCTGCAACAGCACCTGGATCAAATACTTCAGTAGTTCAACTTTATCAAACGACTGCTAGAGTTCAATGTACTGCTGATACCACAACGACCCCAATAAGTTCTGTTTATCCATCATGGAAAACAAATCTAACTGATTGGATTACTCCGGAATTCGGTTCAACATATTTTATTAAAGTGTATGCTGAAACTTCAGGTAATGCTAATCCAACTACAGGAACACCATTATCGGATTCTGGTATTGGTGGTGTAGGTGAATGGTTCTTTGATTATCAAGCAGGAGTGTTAAACTTTATTGGTGGTACAATACCAGCAACGCTAACATCATCAAAGGTAATTTATATTACTGGTTACAGATACGTTGGTGAGATTGGTGTTGCTGCTGCAAACAACAGACTTGTTGCTGCTTTTAATACCGCTAATGCTGCATTTCAACAAGCAAATACTGGTCCGCTATCAATTGTTGGTGGCAGTTTTTAGATAATCAAAAGTGTTAAATACATTAATACAATTTAAAAGATCATTAACAAATAATTCTCCAACTGCTTTAAACATTGGAGAACCTGGTTATTCGTATTCAAGTAATACATTATTCATTGGAACATCTGATAATAATGGTGTCATTGAAATTGGTGGCAGTAAGTATATTGTTCAATTAGGATATGCGTTTGACGCTGCTAATTCTGCATTTATACAAGCCAATTCTGCTTATCGGTCACAAAATGCAACTGGAAATGTAGCAAACTCAGCATACACTCAAGCAAATGCGGCATTTATTGCTGCTAATGCAATCACAACATTGATTTTTGGTGGTAGTTTCTAAAAACGTAAAAACATAAATAAAGAATAATTAAAAGCCTTAATCGAGAGGATAAAAAATGGCCAATACAGTAATTCAACTAAAATACTCCCAGGTAAATGCTACTCCAACATCATTAAATGTTGCAGAACCAGCATATTCTTATGTCAGTAATACATTCTTTATTGGTTCTCCTTCTGGTACTGGAGTTATTCCAATCGGTGGTAAGTTCTATCTTGATCAACAACAATCAATTTATGATTCGGTAAATGCGGCGTTTCAACAAGCAAATACTGGAGCGACCAGTACATATGCATTTAATCAGGCAAACTCTGCATTCTTCCATGCTAATGCCGCATTCAGCACAGCAAACGGTTCAGTAGCAGTAAATACAACACAAAATAATAGTATTGCTGCTGCTTTTTATCATGCAAACGCTGCATATGGTAAAGCAAACACTGCTGACACTAATGCTGGTAATGCTCAAACCACTGCCGATAATGCTGCTGCTGCTGCTTCTAATGCACAAAGCACTGCCGATGGTGCAGTAGCAGTAAACACAACACAAAATAATAGTATTGCTGCCGCTTTTGCTGCTGCTAATGCTGCAACGGCAACTAATACGACACAGAATAATAGCATCACTTTTGCTTCTGATACTGCTAATGCTGCTTTTGCCAATGCAAACAGTTACATCACACGTAACGAAGCAGTTAATGTAACACAAAATAATAGAACTGATGCTGCTTTTACACGTGCTAATAACTCGTTGTCTGCCAATAACGGTGGTACAGTTACTGGTGACGTTTCTATTACTGGTAACTTGTATGTTACTGGTAATGTTGTCTCGATTAGCACCACAGAAATTGTTGCCAATGACTCGTTAATTGTTCTTGGCCTTGGAAATTACACATCCGATCTCGTAGATATCGGTTTTGCTGGTCATTACAACGATGGTACGAATGCTCACTCTGGTATTATTCGTGATTCATCCAATAAAGAATTCTATGTTTTTGATGGTTACACTCCAGAAATTGGAGCAAATAATAATATCAATCCAAATCATGCATCGTTCAATCTTTCAACACTGAATGCAAATCTAAAATCGCAGACTGTTCGTATCAAAAATATTGATATACTTCCATATGCAAATATAATATACGACACTGCAAATGCTGCGTTTGCAGCTGCTAATGCTGCAACTGCAACTGATACAACACAAAATAATTCCATTACTGCGGCATTTAATACTGCAAATGCTGCATTTACTGCTGCTAATGGTGCAGTTGCTGTTAATGCTACTCAAAATACCAATATTACTAACGCACAGAATTCTGCTGATGCCGCATTCAGTGCTGCTAATGGTTCAATAGCGGTTAATAATACACAAAACAATTCTATTACGGTAGCATTGAACACATCAAATGCAGCATTTAATCATGCTAATGCTGCATTTGCTTCTGCTAATAATATTGATGGCATTAATGCTACTCAAAATACCAATATTACTAGTGTAACAAATACTGCTACATCAGCATTTAATCATGCTAATGCTGCATTTAATACAGCAAATACTGACGTTACAAACGTTTCAATTACTGCTGCAAACTATGGTACTGCAAGTGCAGTTGCTTCGTTTAGAGTTGAAGCAAATGGTCGTATCACCTCTGCCAATAACACAGCGATTGCAATCTCTGCTGATGCAATTACTTCTGGTACATTACCTGTAGGAAGAGGCGGCACTGGTGCTACTACGTTTACAACTAATGGTGTTCTATTGGGTCAAGGAACAAGCGCATTCTCAACTGCATCATCGTCAACTGAAGGACACGTATTAACCATCAACGCTTCTGGTGTTCCAACATTTACATATCTACAAGGTGGAACATTCTAAATACTTTATCATGAAAAGGAGTTATTATGAGTGTAGAATTTTCAAATGTATATCAAGAGGTTTTGCTTGAGAACTTAGATGTAATCATCAAGCAAAACTTCGTGATGCAAGCAAGATTAAAATTGCTTGAAAAAGAAACAGACGTTCGTGCAGAAATGCAGGCAAAAATTGATGAAATTACAGTAAAACACCAAGAAGCTTTACAACAAATTAGTCAGACTCAACATTATAAAGCACAAGCAGATAGTAATGATGCGATAGTTCAAGAAAAAACTAGAATTCAATCTGCTTTAAATGATACTATGCGGGATCTTGGTGTAACAAAAGATGCATTACAAGCAAAAGAAAATGCTTATAATGGCATTTTGCAAGAACTTAATACAACAAAGAGTGTGCTAGAGTTAAAAGAAAAGGAAATAGAAGAAATGAAATCTCGTATTTCTGAATTGGAAAAATTAGTTCCTTCTGCACCTAAAGTTGTTAAGAAAGTTGCTGTAAAGTCTATTGAAGAATTGCCTGTTGAAATTTCTGCTACTGAAACCAATAAACTAAAGGTTGAGGCTGGCGGGACATTTTAATGGCAAACACAGTAATACAACTTAAACATTCCACCGTAACTGGCAACGTACCTACATCGTTAGCAAACGGTGAACTTTCTATCAACAATCGTGATGGAAAGTTTTTCTATGCAACGCCTATTGGTACAATCATAACGCATTATCCTTATTCGGGTCCAGCAGGTCTTAACCAAGAAATACAATTTAATGACTCAGGTTCACTGGGATCAAACTCTGGATTAACTTTTAATAAATCTAGTGCTGTTCTTACGGTAAATGGTGCGTCAGTTGTTGCGGGTGTTAATGTTGTACCACAAATACAGTTCAGTTACAATCAAGCAAACTCCGCATTCATTCAAGCAAATGCTGCATTTGCTGCTGTTAATACTGCCATCACTGGTTCAGCAGTTGATACGTATGCTCGTAACACTGGAAATTCAGCATTCATACAGGCGAACTCTGCTTATCAAAGTCAAAATGCCACAGGACAGTATGCTAACTCCGCTTTTGCACAAGCAAATGCTGCTTATCAAAGTCAGAATGCCACAGGACAATATGCTAACTCCGCTTTTGCACAAGCAAATGCCTCATACCAATCACAGAATGCCACTGGTCAATATGCCAACTCAGCATTTATACAAGCGAACTCTTCTTATCAAAGTCAGAATGCCACAGGACAGTATGCCAACTCTGCTTTTGCACAAGCAAATGCCTCATACCAATCACAGAATGCAACTGGTCAATATGCCAACTCAGCATTCATACAAGCAAATGCCTCATATCAATCACAGAATGCAACTGCTAACTATGCAAACTCAGCATTAATACAAGCAAACTCTGCGTTCATTTATGGTAATGCAACTGCTAACTATGCGAATGCCGCATTCCTTCGTGCTAACAATTCACTGAATGCAAACGTTGGTGGTCAAGTTACTGGCGATGTAACCTTTGTTGGTAATATAACATCAAACACAATAACAACAACAGGTTCAAATGGTAGCATCTCTGGTGCTAATGCCATTTTTACCAACTATATTTTTGCAGCAAATGGTAATGTAGATTTATACATCTATAGTTCTAATGCCTACGCAAATGCTAATGCTGCTTTTGCCAAATCAAATGCTGCTTTTGCTAATGCGAATGGTGCATATACTGCTGCAAACTTGGCATTTAATCAAGCCAACTCTGCGTTTATACAATCAAATTCGGCATACGCACAAGCGAATGCTGCTTATACTTCACAGAATGCCACTGGTCAATATGCCAACTCAGCATTTATACAAGCGAACTCTGCTTATCAAAGTCAGAATGCCACAGGCCAATACGCTAACTCTGCATTCTTCCAAGCAAACTCTGCGTTCACTTATGGTAATGCTACCGCTACGTATGCAAACTCCGCTTTCTATCAAGCAAACTCGGCATATGCACAAGCAAATACTGCAACCAATATCGGTCAAGCAGCATACAATAATTCTAATACAAAGTTTAACTCATCTGGTGGTACAGTTTCGGGCAGTGTTAATGTTACTGGTAGTTTGGTTATTAGCGGCAACTTAACAGTTCTTGGTAACGGTACAAGTATTAATTCTAGTACCATTACTACCAACAGTAATATGATTTTGTTGTCCACTGGACAATATAGTTCTGATGTTTTAGACATTGGTATTGCAGGACATTATAATGATGGTGTAAATACTCATACTGGTATATTCCGTGATGCTGCTGTCAAAGAATGGTTTTTGTTCAAGAGGTATGATCCTGAGATTGAAGCAAATACCAATATTGATGTTTCAAATAGTACATTCCAACTTGATACACTGAATGCAAATCTGCGTTCAAACAATATTATACTGAATGGTTTTGATTTAAATTCATACATCAATTCAGTATACTATCAGGCAAACTCCAGTTTTATTCAAGCAAATATTGCATTCTTTACTGGCAACTCCGCATTCATTCAAGCAAATGCTGCTTTTGCTGCTGCAAATGCTGGCGGTAGTGGCACAGATCAAACTGCTCGTAATATTGCCAATGCTGCATTCTCTGCTGCCAATTCTGCTGGTGCTTATGCAAATGCTGCTTTTGCTGCGGCTAACTCTGCTGGTTCATTAACATTTGTTCAGCAGGTTGCTAACACTGCTAATGCTGCATTCATTCAAGCCAATGCTTCATTCTCGTATGGTAATGCTACTGCTACGTATGCGAACTCAGCATTAATACAAGCAAACGCAGCATTTTTACAAGCAAACACGCCAAGTTATACTGCTAACTCTGCGGCATCATACGCAAACTCGGCATTTGCTTCCGCAAACTCGGCTTCAATTTATGCTAACGGTGCTTTTACTACTGCTAACGTTGCAAACAGTAATGCTATATCAGCAGGTAACTATGCAAATACTGCTTTTGCTGCTGCTAACTCTGCTGCAATTTATGCTAACGGTGCATTCTTACAAGCCAATGCAGCATTCTTACAAGCAAACACACCAAGTTATACTGCTAACTCCGCTGCAATTTATGCTAACGGCGCCTTTACTACTGCTAACGTTGCAAATAATAATTCTATATCAGCAGGTAATTACGCAAATGCCGCATTCTTACAAGCAAATGTTTCTGTTGGTGTAGATTTAACACAGAATAATAGTATCATTGCTGCATTCTTACAAGCAAACACACCATCATATGTTGCTAACTCTGCTGCAATTTATGCCAATGGTGCATTCTCTGCCGCTAACGTTGCGAACAGTAATTCTGTATCAGCAGGCAATTATGCTAACTCTGGTTTTGCAGTTGCTAACTCTGCTTCAATTTATGCAAACGGTGCATTCTTACAAGCAAATACTCCAGATTATGTTGCAAACTCTGCTGCGATATATGCTAACTTAGCATTTTCTGCTGCAAACGTTGCTGATAGTAAAGCAGTAGCGTCAGGCTCTTATGCTAACTCAGCATTTTCTGCTGCAAACGTTGCTGATAGTAAAGCAGTAGCGTCAGGCTCTTATGCTAACTCAGCATTTTCTGCTGCAAACTCTGGATTTATTCGAGCAAATGCAACGAGTGATGTAGCAAACTCTGCAGCAATCTATGCCAATGGTGCTTTTGCTGCTGCTAATGATATAACAAATGTATTATACACTTACGATTTAGATGATGTATCTTATTTGACTGATGGTTTTACGAATGTATTTCCTTTGACATACAATACGGCAAACATTTCTGTGCCAAGCCCGTGGAATTTGATGGTAACAATTTATGGCATAACTCAAGCAGCATATGCTAATAATTATGATACCGTTTGGCTGAGTTTAGTTCCAACAGCATCTAAAGGATATACCTTAGATGATAGTGGAAATATTAAATTTGCTGATTCAGTTCCTGCTGGTGCTGACGTAATGATTCGTTTAGTTCCAGGTATACCTAACGCAAATACTAAGATATATCCTTTTAAACCCACTGATATTTTCATGGGTTACTAAATAGTAGAGATTTTAAAAATTAACACTTTTTCAATATATTGGAGTTAAAATGGCCAGAAAAGCAATATTAGACACCTATTATACGTTTACTCCGTCTAGTAGGACTATCGTCTTTAATCAAGCAATTCAACGTGAACGTTTCGTTCTTATTACGAACGTTACCTCAAATAGAGTTATTTACAATTTCTCAGATCCAAATCTGACATTTACTTCACACTCAATCTCAACAGATCCGACTAGTGGTCTAACGACAACTACGGTAGTATTGGCTTATAATACAACTACAATGACCAATACGAATAAATTGCAAGTTGTGATTGATGAATATGAAGAGAAGTTTAGTCCATCAGAAACGTATACTGACCCAGTAAATAAATTTCGTGTCTCAATGCCGCAAGCATTGATCGATACAGACTTTGAATATGGTACTCAATCAACAAAATGGGAAACTATAGGTCTGTTGAACAACAAATCATATGCATATGCTAACTTAAATTCTACTACTTCTGGTCCATTGGTTGTAACTGACATTACTGCTGTTGTAAATTCGCCTACTATTATTGTGGCTACCACTACACCTCCAGCAGTTAATACTCCGGTTATTATTACTGATACAAACTGGCCACCTGCTGAAGGTACATTTATGGTTGAGTCTGTGGTTACAGGTACAAGTTTTCGTTACTCTACTAAGCAACGTTATGCCAGTGTAACTAATACTAATCAATCAATTTTTATTCCAAATGCGACTCAAGTTGCCAATGGTTCAATTTTTAATCGTGCAAATACACCAATTGCAAACGTCAATACACCAGGTGGTCTTGCAAATTGCTATATAACGACAGTTCAACCACATGGTTTAACAATTGGTAATCAAGTTGTTCTTCAAGGGTTAGCAGCGGGTACATCTGGTGCACCTAACGGAACATTCACTATTACTCAAGTTGTTTCAAATACAGTTTTCCGTATTGATGCTAATAGTGCTCCAGTTGGTGGCGTAACTGCTTCTGGTCTTTCAGCAATGTATCCAATATCACGTGGTACAGTTTCACATCGTGCATATGATGGTGGTGTTGAATTTGGCACATCAGCAGATTCACATAATAATCAACTGATTCGCCAAACACGCCGTTATTTCCGTTATCAATCTGGTAAAGGTGTTCAAGTATCAACAGGCACTTTGTTGAAACCTTCTATGCGTGTTGATAGTTTGACTAGTTCAGGTACTTTAGTTACAGTTAAAACTAAAGACGCTCATTTTATTAGTCCAAACGTTGCTATGGTAATTACTGGTGCTAATGAAACTGGTTACAACGGTTCATATTCAGTAAATCAAGTGATTGATCCATTTACGTTTACATACGTTTCAAGTACGACTCCCTCAAGTGCAACAGCAACTGGTACATATCGTGTGTCTGCAAATACTTGGTATGGTGCTTTAAATCGTATGGGTTTGTTTGATGATCAAAATGGTATGTTCTTTGAATTTGATGGACAAACTTTATCTGCTGTTCGCCGTAATAGTGTTTTTCAATTAGCAGGTTTTGTTTCTGCAAATACTGGCAATAGTACAATTACTGGTGTAACAGTAAACGGCACCACAACAAACTTCTCAGGTCAATTAAATCCTGGAGATTATGTTGTTATTAAAGGTATGTCATATCGTGTGGAAAATATTCGTTCTAATCAGGTTATGGAGGTTCAACCGAACTATCGTGGCGAAGCAAATACTTTACAAGCAGTTATCAGTAAAACAGTTGAGACCCGTGTTCCACAATCTCAATGGAATATTGATCGTTGTGATGGTACAGGTCCTTCTGGATTTAATATAGATTTAACCAAAATGCAGATGTTTTATATGGACTATTCTTGGTACGGTGCTGGTTTTGTCCGTTGGGGATTCCGTGGACCAGACGGTAACGTTATCTATTGCCACAAGATGATCAATAACAATGTAAACTATGAAGCACATATGCGTTCAGGTAACTTACCTGGACGTTATGAGACAAATACATTCTCTAAGAAAACTAAACTGAATGCTACACTAAATCCAGCAGATGTTACATTAAACGTTGCAGATGCATCAGCATTCCCAACAACTGGTAC